TCAACACACCGATGTTCGGTGGTCCCGCCTTCAAGGACGCGATCTATCTCGTCGAGGCGCGCGCGCTCACCACCACCGGCACCGATGTGGAAAACGCGTACGCGCGGATCGTGACCCTGCTCACCGATACCCCGCTCGCGATTCCTGGCTACGGCGCGGCGCTGATGCACTTCGAAGAGGACATCGAGACGGTGGAGGTCGATGATCTCGATCCCTCGATCCGCTGGAACCGCTGCGGCGGACACCTGCACGTGATGGTCACCACGCTCGCCGCCACCCGCAACACCGAACAGCAGCAACCACAGAGGGACGTGTAATGGCAGCAACCGATCGTCTGCACGGAAAAAACGGCGCGGTGAAAATGGATCCCACGGGCGTCGGCGGCGCGACTGCGGTGGTGGTCGCCTCGCTCAATAAATGGGATCTCGATCTCGCAAAAGATCACGTGAAGGTAACCTGTTTTGGTGACACAAATCAGGTCTATGTCGATGGACTACCGGACATCAAGGGGAATTACGGCGGCATGTACGACCCCGCCGATGGTCTGGTGATTTTCGATGTGGTGGGCGGCTCGGTCGCCCCGTACCTCGAAATGATTCCCGACTTCGCGACGCCCGACGTGATGTGGGCGGGCCGCGGCCTGATGGACGGGAAGATCAGCGTCGACGCGAACGGCGCGATCACCATCGGCGGCACCTTCGTGGCGAACGGGCCATGGACGATGCCGAGCGCGACCGTGGCGGGACGGCGCAGCCTGTAACGAGGCGCGCGTGCTGTCGGGGATCGTCGGGCATATCAAGTGGGGGCACTACACCGCCGCCGCGATCAACGGCTATTCGGTTGCGCCGAACAACAAGGCGCGCACCGAGTGGTCGTTGACCGCGACGATCGTGTTGGCCGATGCCTTCAAGATGTCGCAGCTGCCCCTCGTGTTCGTCGCGAAACACGCGAAGGGGGAATGGCGGTTTCCGATCAAACGCTTCACCCGCTACGAGTTTCGACTGACGGCGACCTTGGGACCGCCGCAGACGCTCGCGGTGCAGAGGTAAACGATGGGTCGTTGTCGCGTCGTCGCGCCCGAGATCGTGCGGTTGCCCCTCTCGGATGGGGATTACCTCGATGTGAACCGCGAGTTGAACGCCGGGCAGTACCTCGATCTGCTCTCGGCGTTGGTCGAGCGGAAACCCTGGGCGAAGGCGATCGCGTACATCGTCGCGTGGTCGCTCGTCGGCCTCGACGATAAACCGCTCCCGTACGATGTGGATGCCCCCGAAGAGGATCGCCGCGCGACCTTGCGCGCGCTCGACAAGGGCACCCTGCGCGAGATTACCGCGGTGCTCGATCGCCACGAGGCCGCGGAGGAACAGGCGCTCGACGCAAAAAAAAAGACCCCCGCACCGTTGCCCGAATCCGTTCCCACTTGAACATCTGCCGGGCGATGAATTGGCGGTACGAGTGGGTCGCGGCGCTCCCCCGCATCGTGTACGACGTGCTCGTCGCGGATCTGAATCGTCCCGAGGATAAACCGTAGCCCATGGCCCTCTCAGGCACGTTGCTCGCGGATTTCAGCGCCTTCGTTTCCGAGGCGCAAGGGGCGACGCGCGCGGTCCTGGGGATGCAGAACACCGCCGAGGACGCCGCGAAAAAGCTCTCGACCTTCGCGGAGGGGTTCAACGTCAAATCCGCCCTCACCGATCCGGTCGGCACCGCGACCGAGGGCATGAAGGCGTTCGCCGGGGTGCTCGGACCCACCGCGGTTGCCGCCGCGGGCGTGGTGACTACCGTGGTGGCCCTGGGCACCGCGATGTACGGCCTCGCGACCAGCGCCGCGGAAACCGTGGCGCAGTTCGATGACCTGCACGATAAGACCGGCCTCAGTGTGCCCGCGCTCTCGGCGCTCTCGAACGCCGCGCAGGTGATCGGCGCGGACCTCGGCACCCTCACCAACGTCGTATTCAAACTCGAACAAGGGATCGGGGAGAACACCGACAAGTTTCAGGCGGGCCTCGAAGCGATGGGCCTGTCGACGAACGAACTGAAAGCGGCGGGACCGGATCGGTACCTCGAACTCGTGACGCAGGGGTTGCAAAACATCGCGGATCCGAGCGCGCGCGCTGCCGCGGGCACCGCGGTGCTCGGGAAGGGCTACAAGGACGTGGCCGCGGCGTTGAACGATCTCGGCACCGGCATGAAACTCACCGCCGACATCGAACCGTTCACCGCGCAGCAGGCCGCGGATGCCGAGGCGTTCCAATTCCAGATCAACAGCCTCAAAACCCACGTCGGGGATCTCGCCACGAAATTCGGGATGGAACTGATCCCCGCGGTGAGCGCCGGGGTGTCGGTGCTCGTGCGCACCGGGGAAGCCCTCGCGCACATCGCGGATCTCGGCGGGCTCGTGTCGGGGGCGTGGCACGGGATCAAGCTCTCGGTCGGGGAGGCCGCGCTGCAACAGGAAACGATGCTCGCGTTACAGGAGTCGACGAACCGGTTGTTCATGGAGCAGGGCGCGACCGCGGAAAGTGTCGCGGAAAAAATGCTCACCCTGGGGTACAGCGAAAAGACCGTCGCGGAGCAGACCGGCCTCACCGCCGATCAGGTGCGGCAGTTGAATATCGCCCTCAACTCCGCGAAAAAAGAGGCCGACGACTACGACGCGTTGTGGGAACGGGTGAACAAAAAACTCGGGGAGGCGAAACCCGCCCTCGACGAAGCCTCCGCGAGCACCAAGGGGCTCGCCGCCGACATGATCGCCGCGAAGGTGCCGATCAAGGACATCGAGGCGGCAACCGGCCTCACCGCGGATCAGATCGCGGAACTCACCAAGCAGATCACCGATAACAAAAAGGCGGTCGAGGATTGGAAAAAGGCGACCGAGAACATCGCCGCCGCGCAGGAATCCTGGCAGACCACCCTCGACACCCTCGATGGGGCCGTGGCCGAGGCGATTCGATGGGATCTCTCGATCGGGGTGTCGCAGGCCGATGCCGCGAAGAGTTACGGGGTCACCGCGAAACAGGTCGAGTCGGTCAAAATCTCCCTCGAAGAATACGCGGCGACGCTCGCGAGCACCGCGGATTTCGAGACCGATGCCGCCAAACGCCGCCAGGAGATCACCGCCGCCACCACCAAGGCCACCAACGATCAGATCCTCGCGCAGTTCAAAGCGACGCAGGCCGAAGCCGAGTTTTACACGGGAGCGATCACGGGGGGGAAGGCGGTCGAGACCTCGCACGCGCAGATTCAAGCCGCCATCAAAACCACCACCGATCTCACACAGGCCGGGCTCGACGCCACGCTGAAAAAAGCACAACAGGTCGTCAGTGACACGTTGGCGATCGCGAACGCCGCGCGCGATTTTTCCGGGGAGACGCAAGCGAAACTCGACGCCGAAGTAACGGCCTCGTCGGAGGCGTTCTATCAGGCGAATTTGCAAGTGAAGGGATCGGCGGATAGCACCGCGACCAGCGTGGGCAACGCGTACACGCAAGGATTCGGGCGCGCGCAACAGGCATCGAGCAATTTCCGCAGTAGCTCCACCGCCGATGCCGCCGCGGTTGCCGCCGCCGCTGCCGCCGCGACCGCGACGTGGGAAACCGCGCAGGGGCGGATCGATGCGTTCAACACGAAACAGGCCGCGAACCCTGGCAACGTCCTGAGCACCGTGGGGATGTTCGGCGGGATGCAGTACGTGCAGACCCGCGACACGGGTGGACCGGTCACCGCGGGCACCCCGTACCTGATCGGCGGCGGCAAGGAGCCCGAACTATTCGTGCCCGGCGCGAGCGGGTACGTGACCCCGAACGCAGGCGGCGCAGGTCGCGGCGTCACGGTGACGAACGTGTTCAACATCGTCGACACCGAGGCGAACATCACGCGCCGGGTGAGCGCGAATATCACGCGATCGATCATGGCCGCGCAAAAACTCTAACAGGAGATCCACCGATGGGCGTGCAACAGGCTTCCGATTTTCTCGAAAACGCGATCGTCGATTGGATTTTCCGCACGCGCACACCCGCGAAGCCCGCCGCGTTGTGGGTCGCGCTGTTCACCGCTGCACCCTCGGATGTCGGCGGCGGCACCGAGGTGGCGGGTGGGGGATATGCGCGCGTCAACCTCCCCCCGCTCGACACGAACTGGACGGCCACGCAGGGCGGCACCACGGGAAACAGTAGCGGGACGGGCGGGATGACACAGAACGCCGTCGCGGTGGCGTACGCCGCGCCCTCGGCGAATTGGGGCACGATCACCCACTTCGCGATCTTCGATGCGGCCTCGGGCGGCAATATGCTGATTTGGGATGCGCTCACCGCGCCGCGCACCGTGCTCGGTGGGGATCCCGCGCCC